TATTAATTGACATAGGTCTCTATCGTTAGTGTAGACCATTACCTCTTCATTTTTTAGTTTATTTTGACAATAGAATGCTATTAAATCATCTGATTCTACATCTGGGTGTTCATATTGTCTAATAAAAAGATCTTCAGCATATTGTTTAACTCTAAGTTTTTGTAACTCATAGTCTTGGTCAAAGAATCTTGGTCTATTTCCCTTATATTCAGGGTAATAATCTAAACGTAATGTACCACCACGTTCACCATCCCAAGTAATGACAACTTTGTCTATTTTATGTTCGACGATTAATTTACGTAAAGTGCTATAAAAAGCGAATATTCCACCTATATGTTTGTCTTTATGGTAAACGTTCTTAGCTCCGTTATAAGAACGTTTCATAAGAACGTTACCATCGACAATAAGTGTTTTTGTTTTTTTGTTTTTACTAGTTCGTAGACCCATTCCCACTGAAATTAAATGGTCCTACAATACGTTGACTTGCGTCTTCTTCTTCTGTTAATTCTAATACACCTACTTCTAACAAAACATTCTTATGTTCATCTGTTAAATGTTCATTATTAAGAAATCTTTCTACACCCAATTGTATAACGTAATAACAAGACATTTGTCCACCCTCAGTACCAATAAGTGCTTCTTCGTTTAGTTCTTTAAGTCTGTAATAATTAACTCTCATTTTTTTATTTTAAACTAGTCCATCAATTTCCTCATCTTCTAGTGTGTGTTCACTTTCTTCAATATCGAAGTTAAGATCACTTTCACTAACCTCTTCTAACCCACTCTTAATAAACATATTAATCCAATAATCAGCGTACTTAGCTTTGTATTCATTTTCAGCCTCTTTAGTGTCATCAATAAAATCATGTGGTGTTACGATAACTTTACCGTCTTGATATCCGATGCCGTTAACGTGATTTTTCAAAATAGAAATTTTACTTCTAGTTGCGTAGTTTATACTCCTATTGTTTTTTGTTGCCTTCAACTTTTGTGTTCCAGCATTTTTCTGATTTCCAAACAAGAAAATCAGTGTACTATTAAGATAGATGGCTTCACCACCTTTCATCTTAATTTTAGGTTGTCCCATAGGGTTGTCAGGTAACTCTACCCAAGGTTGGTTAACGAATATGATTGTGTTTGTATGGAAGTTATCTTCTTTTCTAGAACCAGTGATTCTTCCATTAAGTCCCATACCAATTTTATCTGCTAAAACTGACGCGTTATGCATCTTACCACCCTTACCTTCATAAGTCATTTTACAAGGGATTGAACCTACTGAATCCCACAAGAAACAAATATCCATCGGAGTACCATCTTCATGGGCCCAATTTTCTTTTGCTTGTGTATCCAATACCTCATTCACATAATCCGTAATTTGTTCAATATAATCAAAATCATCACGGAATAAAAAGAATCCAGACCAATCACCAGGTGACTCTTCTTCACACTCAAATCCCATCATTTTTGCGTGAGAAAAACTCCATTTCTTTTCTGTAATAATAAACACAGGTAGAATACCGTTTTTCTGACACCAAATGGCACTCTTAATGAGTGCCGTTGTTTTTCCTGTGTCTGAATGACCTAAAAATACATTAAGATGTCCGATAGCTGGACCAGGTACTCCTGTAGCTTTTTGGAAGGTCTCACCTAAGTCGATAAATCTATCTTTTTTATACTTTGTTTTTGATGAAAATCTGTCTTTAACAGAATCCAATGAAAACGATTTTTTCTTAATAGTTTTAGCCATGTTTTAATTTTTTTTAGAACGGTTCTTCATCGAAATCATCTCCATCAGCCATAGATGAAGTGTTTACTGATTTAGTTTCTTTTTTAGGTGTTGATTTAAATGAAGATTCTGATTCTGAATCGTCTCCTTTTGCAACAAATTTCTCAAGATTTTTATCCCACATAGGTGTTTCACCATCAGCAATCAATTGCACATAATCCATTGGTTGTGCTTTGTAGATGTCTTTCCATGTCATTGTATCACCCATCCATTCTTTAGCGTTAGATGATTTAGGATCTGTTAAAACGTCTACATCTTCAGCCATAATTGAAGTGATTTTTGCGTAACCTTTGTTGTCACGTCCAAGAATTAGAGTAATGTCTCTACCTTCTCTTGGGTCTGTGATGTCACCTCTTTTTGTGAATAGTGGAATGATTTTATCCAAAGCTCCCTCACCTTTGTAGTTGTGTGGGAATCTCCAAAATTTAACCCC